TATTTGATGAAGTAATGCAAAAAGAACAAGAAACTAATATAGAGTTTCTTGAAAAGAGTTTATCAAAAATGTTAGGTAGAAATGTAGTTGCATGTGCTAACGGTACAGACGCTTTACATTTTGCTCTTATCAGTTTGGGTATTGGTAAAGGTGATGAGGTTTTAACAACATCATTTTCTTGGATATCTACAGCTAGTGTAATTACCATGGCTGGTGCAACACCAGTATTTTGTGATATTAATATGACAGACTATCATATGTCATTTGAGAGTATAAAAAGAATGTTCTCTGATAAGGTAAAGGCAATTATTTACCCACACCTATTTGGTAATATGTCAGATGTTAGCAAAATAAAACAATTTTGTCAAGAGAAAAAAATACATTTTATAGAAGACGCTTGCCAGTCAATCGGTTCTAGTTACAATGGTGTTTTAGCCGGAACCATAGGTGATATTAGTACCTTTAGTTTCAATGCCAATAAAGTTATATCGGGCATATCAGGTGGTGGTGCAATTATAACAGATGGTGATACAGAGGTATTTAAAAAGTTAAGAAGACATGGCAATAATGAAATATTAGGTTACAACTCTAAAATGTTATTGTTTAATGCTGAAGTCATAAACTTTAGACTTAAAAAATTAAATGAATATATTGAGGGTAGACAAAGGGTTGCCAAACAATATGATGAACAGTTAAAAGATTGTGTAACAATACAAGAAGTGCCAGATGGTTTAAATCATAACTATCACAAGTATGTTATAAGATTACAAAACAAAGAGGTAAGAGATAGACTGAAAGATAGATTAGGTGCAAATGTTCACTATCCTAAACCTATACCAGAGAATAAAATGTACAAAGATATTGAACATAAAAAAGACAATTTGTTTATTGCAAAGTCTGTTTGTGATACAGTCTTAACATTACCTATACACCCTTATATGAAAAAAGATGAAGTCAATAAAATCATTAACACTATACTAATTTTTTTAGAACATGAAAATAGTAAGTTTGTAAATAATATGAAAAGAGTATTAGGTGAAGATTTATTTGATAAAAATTTAATTAATGAAACAACTGAGGATATCTATGATTATATTATAGAAAAGTCTTATCAGTTGCCTAGTTATATTGAAGATGTAAGTTTTAATAACAAACAAAAGTTAAAGATAGCCTTTAATAAATTTTACTACAAAAACATAGAATGAAAACACTAGAAGAAATACAACAGAATTATTTAGCAATAGATTTTTTCTTATCAATGTCGTGTAATAAGAATTGTCACTATTGTACTAGTTACACATTAGAAATGCGTAATCTTACCGTTGATATGCAATTTTTAAAAAAGACTTTAGGATTCTTAAAAGATTATAAGGTAAGAGTTAATCTTTTAGGTGGTGAGCCAGGCTTAATTAAAAATTTAGATGAGGTAATAACAGAGATTAAAAAGAATTCAAATCATGTTTGTTCAGTATTGTCTAATTCGTTTGTTCGTAAAAGATACCCACACATATTAGAAGATAAAGATATATTATATGTTGAACATAACATATTAGATTGGTATGAGGACGAGGTTAAAAAACTAGGTAACTTTGATTATGTACCAGAAAACGATATGAACAATTATAATGTTGTTGTACGAACACCAAACTTTTACAAATACAAAGACAAATATCCAGAGGTGATGAAGAAGTTAGACCACAAGAATACCATGTGGAAGGCATTTAATGGTAGGTCAGCTGAGTTTACAGATGTCATACAAGCACCTGAAATAGATAGAAAAATGTGTGCAGCTTTCCCTATGGTGCCTGTTATTGACTTTGAAAAGGAACATATTGTACATTGTAGTAAGAAGTTTGCTAATAATACAGAATTGTCTAAAACCTTTGACCTAACGCAGGAGAACATAGATAAGATGATGAACTTTAGATTGTTCAAATATGAGAATTATTGCAAAACCTGTACTGAATGGGTGCAACCAAAGGGTCATTTTCCAATGAGCAAGTATGCGAGGTTACTAAATGAGTAATATATTTGCTGTCGCCTTAAATCTACACGACCATAATACATATGACGGTGTATGGCACAATCAACGAGAAAGAGAAACTAGATTTAAACATAATCTACCTTATCATGCTGAAGCATATGCTCATCAATCAGATATATTAAACCCAGCTGATTATCGTTTAAATGATGAGTTTGTAAAAGAGTATTTTAAAAAAACAGATGGTATTCTAGCATTCACTTACACCTATGGTGGTATTAGAATGTGTAGAGATTTATTGCCAAAAGATGTATTTGATTATGAACCAAAAAGTCTATGGGATTTTTATTTAAAAGATAACATTTACTATATCGACCATCATCAATCTCATGCTACATACGCTTTTCTAAATTCTGGTTTTGAACAATCAGATATTCTGGCGATTGATGGTATAGGGTCAAAATATAGATGTGTATTTTTTGATAAAGAACAAAAGATGATAGACTTATCAGACAAGTTGCCAATAGGTTGGTTATGGAATCACATGTCAAATCTTACAGGTCTTGGTACATTGGGTGCAAGTAAACTTATGGGTAAAGTTGGTTATGGTCAACATAGTGATTACTATTATAACTTGTTTGAGATAATATTAGACGGACCTATTACAGAAAAGAAACAGAAAAAATTTCAACATATTAAATTAGATAATATTAATGACTTAGCATATACATTACAAGAGTTTACTATTGATAAAATAAAGGAGTTTGTTTATCCTCTAAAGAGTTGTGATAATTTATGTATTGCTGGTGGTGTTGCATATAACGGATATATGAATGAAGAGTTTACTAAACACTATCAAAATGTATTTTTACCACCTGCTGTTGGTGATGAAGGACAGGCCATTGGTGCCTATCAACATGCTGATTATACACAAAACAATAATATACATGTATCAGAAACATTTGCTGGTAAAGAATACCATTACACAGGAGATGAAAGAGTAAACTACAAAGAAGTAGCACAAGCAATCGCTGATGGCAAGATTGTTGGTTGGTTTCAAGGCAAATCAGAAAGTGGTAATCGTGCATTAGGTAATAGAAGTATATTAGCCGACCCTAGAAATCCTGATATAAAAGATATTATCAATCACACTATAAAAATGAGAGAAGACTTTAGACCATTTGCACCAGCAGTATTAGAAGAACACTACAAAGAATACTTTGACACAAATAGTCCTAGTCCTTATATGTCAAGAATATGTCAAGTTAAAACGGACAAAGTACCTGGCATAACGCATGTTGATAATACAGCAAGAATACAAACTGTTAATAAAAATTTTAATGGTAAGTTTTACAATTTAATTAATGAGTTTTATAAAATTACAGGCGTACCTATGTTGTTAAATACAAGTTTTAATCGTCAAGAACCTATTGTAGAAACACCTGAACACGCATTAAGAACATTTAAAAGAACAGCATTAGACTTGTTAGTAATCAATGATTGGATAATTAGAAAATGAGTATATTTGATACATTAGAAAAACGACATCATGTGTTAAAATATAAACCTGAGATTGTTCCTGATAAAACATTAAAAGACTTATTGCGTAGAGCATGGAAAATATCACCATCAAAAAATAATTTTATGCCATATCAAGTTAGTGTTTTAGGTCCTTATAAACAAGCTGAAAAAAATAAAATATATAATAAAGTGGTATATAATCATAAATTTTATGATGAAATGGGATTAGAAAAAGATACTCATGCAAATCCTAAAATGCAATTAGAATATACTTTTGAGAAAAATCCTAACTATGCTCATGTAAGACATAATTCACATTTAATAATATTTTCTTCAAGAGTTTGTCCTGAACCAAATAAATTTTATCAAAGAATGATAAAAAATAGAGGTCATTTTGCTGAACAATGTGAAATAGAGCATGTTAAACCTACAGCCGAAAGTACAAGTTTTGAGGTTGGTTTGTTTGCTAGTAATTTAACTACTTTATGTATAGAAAATGGTATTGATATATCATATACAGCGTGTTTACCTAAAAATGAACATAAGTGGAAAGATACGCCATACTTATGGTATGATAAAGAAAATGAAATGGCTAAAGTACATTCTATTATGTCAATAGGTTATGGCGACTATTACAGATATCAATGGTTAAAAGAACATCATAAGGTTCATATAGCTTCAGCAGATAAAAAACCACAACCCGAAGAGGTTATAAAATGGATATAAAATTATTGCAAACAATATTAAATAACTTAATATCTTCTTCTATGAGAGAAGTAAGAGAAGATAAAGATTTACTAGATTCTTTTAGCCCTAATCAATTTAAATCAAAAACAAATTTAGTCAATCATATTAAGAGTTTGAATATTTTAAATAAAAATTCTGAGATAGTTATTTTTGGTAGTTGGTATGGCAGTCTTTTAATACCAGCATTTTATAATGAGGTAAAAAGAATTACTTGTATCGACCAAGACCCTAAGGTTATTAGTAGAGCAAAATATAATCTATTTAAAGACTTAGATGTTGATTTTATAACAGGTGATGTATTTGAGTTTAGAGATTCTTTTAAAGATACTGATTTGTTTATTAATACAAGTTGTGAACATATGAAACCTATGAGAGAATGGGGACCAGCACCAGAGTATAAAAATCCATGGTGGGATAGAGTGTCGCCAGCTTACTTTGCGTTTCAATCTAACGCAATGTTTGATATACCAACACATATCAATTGTGTTAATAATATAGAAGAGTTTAAACAACAATTACCAGACAGAGCAGAGGTATTAATAGAAGATGAAATACCAGATGAAAGAGGCACTAGATTTACATTAATAGGTAAGATATGAAACGAGTAATCTATAGTTTGTATGTTGATGTACCAGCTAAAGAACACTTTGGCGATTCTAAAAACAAACACGATACAGTAGATAAGGCAAATGTAACAATCAATGCATTTAAAAATCACTATGATAAGTTAATAGAAACTAAAATTACATATGCTGAGTATTGTGAGGCAGACTTTGTAATGTTTGAATATGATAACCAATATAAAACATTTGAACAAAACTTCTTAAAAGATTATCCAGATTTTACTGGTTATGAAATAATAAATTTCTATAAGATACACTTACTGTATGAGTTATCTAAGAAATATGATGAGGTTTTATACCTAGATTTTGATGTAGTACCATTTACAGACAAGTCATTTTTTGATGTATGGGATTTGTCAAAAGGTATTTGTGTGTATAGTAATAATGACCATGTAATTAAAAATGTAAGAGTAAATCATAGCATTAGAAGTCCATCAGCAAAGTATTATAATTGCCATGCCATGTTATTAGAACATGGTTTAAATCCTAAGAATGATGTTATCAACACAGGTATTATTGGTGCAAGAAAAGAAGATATACAAAAATTAGATTTCTTTGGTAAATTTAAAGATACAATTGATATGATGACAGAGTTACGAAATGATACAAGTGGTTTATATCCTCAAAATATTATTGATATGTTTAGATATGATAATGAAACAATCTTTTCATTTAAAAGAGAAGTCAATAATATAGAGATACAATGGCTTGATGATAAATGGCATTATTTTTTAGATAAACAAAAGTTTATTCCTAAAGATACAAAATTAGTACATTGTATTTGTAAAGACTTTGATTTAGTCTGGAGAAACTATGCTTAAAATATGTACTGTATATTTTGAAGGTTTTTATACGCCAGATTATGTATCAAAGTTATATAGAAGTTTAAAAAGAAACTCTACGATACCGTTTGAGTTTGTTTGTTTAAGTGATACGGATGTCGAAGCTGATGTTATATTACCGTTTAATCATCATAGTCATATAAAGAAACATTGGCATAAATTAAAATACTTTAGTCCACAGTTTGCTAATCAACAACCTGGTGATGATATTATAATTATGGATATTGACCAAATAATTACTAGTAATGTAGATGACCTTTTAGGTTATCCTGTACAAGAAAATGAATTAGTATCATATGGACAATGTTGGCAAAATAATTTAAATTTACAAGGTGGATTTTATAAGTTTAAATCAGGTAGTTTAAAGCAAATATGGGACGACTTTTCTTTAAATCCAGAATATTGGCAAATGCATTATTACAATAAAGGTGATGTACATTACAAATATTATGGTGAACAAAACTATGTAGATTGGAAAGTACAAGAACACAATATAAAACTAACAAATACACCAAAAGAGTGGTTAGGTAAATATACAAATGACCTTAAACAGAATATAGAGTTAAATAAAATATACTCAAAAGAGTGTAATACAGACTATATGATATTAGATAAGCCTCATAAATATATAAAAGTATTACATTTTACTGGACCTGGTAAAACAATACACGAACATAATCAACCTTTTATAAAGGAGAATTGGAAGTAATGAAAGACAAATGGAGAAATGCTTGGAAAGATATTGTATCTCTTGGTGAAAATACCGAAATGGGTATTAAAGATATGTTTTATGATTGGAGCGAAGAGATGGATGTTATTCGTAATATTCAAAAATGTCAAAGAGTATGGGACCATTCAAAAAGAATTCATCAAGAAGTTATAGATTATCTTTTATGGACTGCCAAAAATTCTCCTTCAAAACAACACGAAGCTTATTATGATGTTTATTGGACTGCTGATAGAAAAGTATTAGATGAATTATCAAAATACACATGGGGTTGTACACATATTCGTAAGCCTCCCTCTACTTGGCAAAACTCACAAATGAATGCTAATCTTTATATTTTATTTGTTGCAAAAGAACCAGATACACAATTAAATTGTCATGCAGACGGAACATTAAAATCTAACAAAGATATAGCTCGTTGGGAAAATTCTTATGTTAGTATAGGTATTGCTATGGGTTTAGTTATGCGAGCTGCTGGAAAAATAGGACTATCAACAGGTTGTAATAAAAGTCACAATGATATAAATGGTGATGATTTTTGGGAGAAAAGATTAGGCATATTAGATGAACATTTAGCAGGCGAAAAAAGAATAGCTTATGGTATAGGTATTGGTTTTCCAAAAGAAGGTGTTGAAAGATATGAATCAGACCAGACAGAATTATGTATTGGTGCCGGTAATGGTAGTAATTTAACTACACAAGATTTAGATAGACATCCTAGAACAGATAAAAAATTTAGAAAGGTTAAAATTGTCGATATTACAAAACACGGTGGAACAAAAGTGCAAGACCCCTACGGTGAATGGCATGACATACCTAAAAAAGCAGATATTAAAATTAATACTATAAGAAAAAGAAGTGTAATAGTAAGAGAAATTAAATGAGAATAATATGTTGTAGATTTGGTGACAAGTTTACTCAATGGCATGTAGATAATCTTAAACATATGATAGACACTTATTCAGGTCTAAAGTATGATAGTTTTGAAGTTATTGAAGATAACCCATATAATAATTGGTTTAATAAACTTCAAATGTACAGTAAGTTTAAAGATGGTGAAAATCTATACTTTGATTTAGATGTTGTTATATTTGATAAACTACCTAATTTAGTTAGAAAGTATTTTACTTTATTAGATGATACATGGTGGCGTGAACCAGCACATACACCTTTAAATTCTTCTATTGTATCATGGACTGGTGATGTATCTTATGTTTGGAATACTTTTAAGATGTATGAAGACGAGATGTTAAAAGAATACACTAGAGGTAGTGATGAATTTTATTTTGAAGAGATTGATTATTATGACACATACGAACCTGTATGTCCTTCTATAAAAGATTATCTCTATGAGAAACCAAAAGATTATAGTATTTGTACTTTAGGTCAAATGCACCACCTTATGGAAAAAGGTTGGTCTGGCTGGTACAATAAATACTTCTTACAAGGATAGTATAATGAATGATGATGATAAGGCGTTATTACGCTTAAACACAATGTCTGATTGGATTGAATTAAATCCAGGTTTTAAGAAAGACAAACTATTAGAAGAATTAAAACCTTTTGAGAATGATTGGAAGAAATATAATCCTAAAAAACCTAACAATCGTTATGGTTTGAGTGTGACTAGTATTGATGGTGGTCTTCATGGCATTCCTGATTTGACAAGTTTAAGAGATTGGGAAATACAAACAGGTGAACAAATACATAACCATGATATAAATGTGCCTACAGATGTATATAAAAATTGTCCTACATTACAATCAATATTAGAACCATGGAAACCTTGGTTAGGCCGTTGTCACTTTTTACGAATGGACAGAGGTAGTTTCTTTCCTGAACATTTTGATATTAATAAAGAAGACTATGGTTATGATGAAGTTAGAATGATAGGTTTTGTCAAATGTAATGAATATGATTTTAAGTGGATTTATGATGACAGAGTTATCAAAGGCAATCAAGGTACTCTATGGTATTTCAATGGTAACAAAAGACATAGTGTATTTTCATTCAAAGACGGAATAATCTTATTGGTAATGTGTTTAAAATTTGATAAACACTTGTTCCAGAAAATGTTGGATTATGGCAAGGTAAAATAATGCTTTCTATATTATGGTGTATATTAGGAGTTTTATCAGGTGTACTTTTTGGTGTGATACCAGGTGCAGGTCCTTTTCTTGCAATCGCAACATTATATCCTTTACTACAGATTTTAGACCCTTTTAATATATTACTCTTTTATATTTCACTTCTTATCACAACAAACTATACCAATTCTGTGACAGGTATTCTATATGGTATACCAGGTGACGCAGCTGCCGTAACTACTGCTAGACATGGTCACAAGTTATTCTTAAAAGGTAAAGGACATTTAGCTGTTAGTAATAATGCAATTTCAAGTACGATAGGTTCTGTATTTGCAATTATTCTATTCTTATTATTTCTACCTAGTATATACAATGTATTTCGATTTTACAATAGTACCTTACAATTAGTTATTATATGTACAGCAATACTCTTCTTAACATTATTATCAAAACAAAAGATATGGAAAACTGTATCTCTTTTTCTATTTGGTGGTGTGTTAGCAAAGATAGGTTTTAATAATACGACCTTTGAAACATGGGGAACATTTGGCATAGATTACTTAACACTAGGTATTCCTTTTAGTGCTGTAATGATTTGTCTGTACATTCTACCAGAATTATTAAAGTTTAGAGATGTTGAAATGGGAGAACAAAAGAAGATTAATAAATTTGGTTATGACCCAAGCACAATAACATCTACAGGTATAGGAAGTTTTGTAGGATTTTGGTGTGGTCTTATACCAGGTGTAACGAATATATTAGGCAGTTATCTAAGTGCCAACTTTTTTAAAAAAGATTTAAATAAGATAGCAGCTTCTGAGGCAGCCAATAATAGTGGTGCGTTAAGTTCACTATTACCTCTAATCATATTAGGCATACCAATCGTAGGTAGTGAAGTATTAATTTTTTACTTGATTGTTACAAAAGGTTTTATCTTTAGTGTAGATACTATGAGTTATTTTACAGATATTCTGTATTTCATACCTATTGTCTTAATTATATGTGTAGTATTATCATGGGGTTGTTTTAACATACTAGGTCAACTGGCACAATTATATAAGAAACATAAAAATACATTAATCATTTCTATTGTATCATTCATATGTATTATGAGTATAAACATTTATCCTGTACAAGAATGGCTTATCATATGTTTATTAGTGTTAGGTCTTATAGGTTATGCATTAAGAAAGTTTGATACTTTTCCTATACTGTATGGTTATTTCTTAACAGATTTGTTTTGGGATAATTTAATGAGAGTGATGGTGATATATTAATGAATTATTTAATATTAGGATATCCAAGAGCGAAGAACAAATGGTCATGTCTTGAAAGAGCATTGAAGATTAACGGCCATGATGTAGATGTTGTTACGGAAAACTTTGATGATATTGTAGGTCCATATGATAGAATTTATACAGTATCAGAAAGTTTATTACCACTACATGCAAAATTAGAGAAGTCATGGGGATTAAATAACATATCTCAAAAGGCTGCTGACATATTATCAGATAAGTCAAAGATGGATAGTCATTGTAAATATCAGTTAGGTCTTGGCAGTATTGTACCACATAGTATCATTCCTACTAACGACACAGACCTAGATGTATTTGAAAATACACCTTTCATAATAAAACCAATCATTGGTTCAGGTGCAAAACCAGGTGGATTAAATTATCTATCGTTTAGAAATAAGAAAGAATTTTTATTACATGCTGGCACATCATTTTTTGATGATAATAAAAAAGGTAAATTGGATGGTGAGTTTAATAATCGTAAAAATTATTACATGGCTCAAGAACAATTACCAGACCATTCTATTTTATGGGGACCATATGGTTATGTAAATGATAAAGGTAAGTTTAAGATTGTACTATGGGTTAGAGGTAAGGTTGGGTATAATAAAATTGATGAGTATTCTTATGAATCAAAGAATGCCGAATGGATGAGTTTTGATGAGAAAGATGTACCTACAGATGTTATAGAAACTGCTAACAACTTCTTTAGTAAAGTTATTACGAGTTTAAATCTAAAGAATATGTTTTTTTCAGGACCAGACTTTTACAAATGGGACAATACTATAAAGTATATAGATTGTAATCCTAGATTAGGTCAAGGTTTACAACAAATGGATGATGTACATAAAAATAAGATAGTGTCAAAGATATTAAATGATGAACCAGTTTCGTATGATAGACAGATATATTGGGTCGCCTCTAAATTAAAACCAGGTAAAATAAAATCTGTAAAAGATATTAGACACTTAAAAAGTTATTTTTGTAAGACTAATAATGATAGATTAAGACCAGGCGAAACTATACCAGAGTTTACACATATTACTATTGAAAAGGTGCCTAGAATTTCTTTTTTAATAACTGGTGCTAACGAAGCTGAAATGGAAAGGAAGTTTCAGTTCGTTAACACCGAGTTACAAAATTGTATTGAATATTTTTAGTTACTATTTAAAGCAACAGCAGCTTCAACTTTATTTACAAGTGAAGTTGCATTATCATTATTCATTACATAAGTTGCTGAACCAGCAAAGGCAGTTTGCCATGCTTCAGTTGTAGTCAAGTCTGTTAAGACACTTCTTAACTCTTCAACAGTTCCGTTTTCAGCACCTACTGTTACAATAACATCAACAAATGCAAAATCTAATTCACCTTTAGAACTAAACGCAAAACAATTGCCGTCAGCTTCTACTTTAGCTTGTTTAGTTTGAATTGTAAAGATAGTATCAGCGTCTTTACCTAGATAACCTCTAGTAGTGGCACCACTACCATCATAAGGTATAATTTCAAATGTAAAGTTATTAGACTTTGATAAGTCACTTAAAAACTTTTCAACAGCTGGTGATTTACCCCATGTGGCAATTTTAATGTTTTTACCATTCATGTCTGATAATGAATTGTAAGTACGACTACAAAGTATTGTTTCGTATGCTGTAACGCCTACAATAGTATTTTTATCCATAGTCACAGACGGAAGAGATGAATCTCCTGGCCATTCTGTAGACCATAGAGTAAGAACATTACCTTTGTCAAAGTGTGTTCCTGCTACTACAGGATTGTTTGCCTGGATAAAACTAGAGTTATCTAATTTCTCCGACATCATTGTTAGTATTTGGTGAAAAGCACCCGAATCACTACCAGCGTTTACTACTGTAGTGTTTCCTGCATATGATGTATTTGCAAATAGAAACATCATACATGCGATTATATATTTTTTCATTCAGTTCTCCTTTAATAATGAATATTCATATTTAGTAAGTCATATTATATAGTTTTTTGACTAAAATGTCAAGTGTGGATTAGATAACTTCTTCTTTTAAATTCTTATCTATTGTAGGTAATTTCTTTCTTTCTTCAAGCCATTTATTTGCCGTATCTTCATTAGTAAATGTTCTTGTAATCATAACAGATTTTTTATCATATAGTAAAGTCTTATCATTTGAGAATTCATAAAGTCTATCATTGCTTATATGATTATTTAATGCTTCCTCATCATCTATACCGGCATTACTGTTTTCAAAAAATTCAGCAACATCCTCATATGTCTTGTCAGGATTAATGATATTGGTATATTTTAATTGAATGTTTATCATTTAATTCTCCTATTCTATATTATTTAGGTGTATAAATAGTATTATATATAGGAGAAAATTATGAATACAGTTATGATTGACGGCAAAGAGTATGATGTCAGCAAATTGAGTCCAGTATTACAAAATTACCTTGTGGTAAGACAAGAAATTCAGGCCTCTAAAGTAAGACACAATCTTGAGCTAGAAAAAATCGAAGTGTTAACAACACATTATAACACAAAAATTGCAGAATTAGTAAAAAAAGAAATACCAGAGGGTAAATAAATGGCCGCAATAGCAAACTTAACAGTAGACCAAGGTACAAGTTTTACCTCAGATGTGACGGTAAAAGACGCAAATGGTAACGCATTTGACTTAACAGGTTATACTGCTGTTGCTAAGATGGCTAAAGGCTTTGCCTCTACTCGTACAAGAACGACAATAACGACAACGATAGCTGCTGACGCAACTACAGGTGTTGTCACACTTTCTCTAACATCAACAGTTTCGGCTGCTCTGGACGCAGAGAGATATGTGTACGATTTAGAGATTACTCAGACCTCTAGTGGCAATGTCACAAGAGTTATCGAAGGTATTATTACGGTACGACCACAAGTATCTATTTAATTCAACTCTTTTTT